AGGAGGCCTGGAGAAAAGAACTTGAGATAAAAGGCCTCAATGTTAGGCCTAACATAGACAATTTTATAAAAACAAAATTGCAGGCGCTGGATCTTTCAAATTTGCGAGAACTTCGTATGTGGGGAGGCGAGCCATTTTTAACATTAACTCATAAACAAATATTACAACACCTAGTTGATCATACAGATGTTAGTCAGATCAAATTAATGTACAACACCAATGGTACCCAACGCATAGATCAATCAACAAAAGAACTCATTGAAAAATTTAAGTTTGCCCGAATAAGTTTCAGTATTGACGGGATTGGCAATAAATTTGAATACCTGAGATATCCAGCTAAATGGGACAAAGTTGAAGAAAATTTATTTTGGTGGCAGAAAAATTTACCTCACAACAGCATGTTGTCGTTGACTGTGACTGCTAGCATTTTAAATGTTTTAAGTCTCAATGATGTGTACAACTGGCATGAACAAAACTTTTTAAAATCTGTATTTGGTGACGATATAGAAATATACACACATCAAGCATTTGGAATTTACGGACTAGAGTCCATGCCTGATGCAATGATTGAGTATTTCAAATCTCAATCCAACTACTGTCAGCCGTGGATACAACAATTGAAAATTCTCGGAGAACACCAATACAACTTAACAAAGGTCCAGAAAGAGTTACAAAAAAATGATCATCGCAGAAACTCAAATATGACGGCAGTATTTCCTGAAGTTGCTGAGTTTATACAGTATCAAAAATAACAGCAGCTAGTTCGGGCATGTAGTCTTTGATGTTTATTTTTTTTGCATGATCTTGTTTGATAATATTTTGTGTTAGGACTTCTAAATCTACTTCAATCCCATTGGGCTTACAATACATTTTGATAAAATTGTCTTGTTGATTTAAGTGTTGTTTTAGTATGGTTGGCATGTTTGCTAGTGATAGCCATTCTGGAGATGAAACAACATTGTGATTGTATGTTAGATTATTCTGTTGAAACCAGTCAACAGTTTCGTTATAGTACATAGCATTCAATGAACTAATTGTGTAGCTTATACTAATGTTTTTTGCTATGGTTTTGTACTGTTTGATATTTTCTAAAAGGTTATTCCATTTTCCAGGCCATCTCATATATTCAAATACAGGACCGACGCCATCAATACTGATGCAAATATTTAAATCAGTGAAATTCTTTAGTAAGTTAATTTGTTGGGTGCTTAACTGTATACTGCCATTGGTAATCAATGATATAAAACAACTGGTATTATTATGGTCAATTAAGTTTTGTAATATTTCAAAAGTCTTGGGATCAAATAACGGTTCTCCGCCTAGCAACGAAATTCGTTTTGCTGAACTGTAATTGATAATTGTTGGATCTAATTCAATTTGATATTGAGATTTAGGAATTATGTTCATGCGTTTTTCAATCTGCGCCCATTTAGTTGATAATCTGCTATCACAGCTCACACATGCCTGATTACACAGATTACTGGTGGTTATTTGATAAAGTAAAGTTTGATGTTTTGAGTCTGCACAATCTTGTTGAATCTTATCCAAATCTTTGTCTAATTTATAATCCAAAAATTCATTTTCAAATTGACGGCGACTTTTGTTTCCAGTAGATTCTATATCCCAACATTTTTTACAATCCACAGTTGGAATATCATTCAGCAAATCTTGTTTTATTTGATCAATATTGTATTTTTTTGGCAATAAGCAACATGGAGTATTTTGAGATCCTAGTTCTTGACTGTACCAAGGCAAAACGCAAAAGTGTTTGTTCATTGGGTATTTAATTACTAATTCAACTGTGTAAATTTAAATAAATAAGTCAAGGGCCTTTATCCATATGCAAAAACGAACTCGTAGTCTATTAGAAGAATTAGATTCTATGTACATTGAGCGTGAACGCGACTTGGTGATAGAGAGTCGTGCTGCAAATATCATTGCCGGCGCAATCAATCTATTAGAACAGATTGATGCTTCGTACACACAGGAACAAGCAGAAAATTTAACACGCAAATTACTCAATGCTATCCGTACTCGTGATACAAGTAAGTTTGCAAGAACAGTGAGGCGCAGCAATGCAAATTAAACAGCTACTTGAAGGTGGCAACGTATTCAAAACCAAATCGGGTGAGTCATTGACCCAACGTATCAATCTGCAAGATGTGCCAGCCACAATTGACTGGATTGAACAAGTCACTGGTATAGACTTTACTACAGAAAAAGGGTCAGATGGCATACCACTACGTTGGTTAGGCAGCACAGGCAAAAAGCCCACATCGGGCGATTTGGATCTAGCTGTGGACCTCAATGAGATCAGCAAAGAACAATTGGCTGCTATTCTCACACAGTTTGTGCAGAGTCAAGAACTTGATCCTAGAGAATGGGTTAAAAAGGGCGGTGAAGTACATTTACGCACTCCCATTGGCGGAGATGCCAACAACGGCTTTGTACAAACAGATTTTATGTTCTTCCCTAACCTGGATTGGGGACAATTTTTTTATGCCGGCGGCACAGATTCTGCATACAAAGGAATGAACCGCAATGTGCTAATGAGCAGCATAGCCAAGCAACTGGGACTCAAAGTGGGTGCTAATGGTATGTTCTCTCGCACCACAAATCAGCTAGTGGATGGTGGCATGGATCCTGACTACGTGGCAAGTGTGCTGTTAGGGCAAGGTTCTGACCGTGAGAATCTAAAGAATGTAGAATCCATCTATACTGCATTGGCACAAGATCCTGCACGAGATACCAAGCTAGCGGACTTCCGCGAATATCTTTCACGTGAAGGACTTCAGGAGCCTGCTACAACAGTCAAAGAAAATGATGTTAACTTCTTGGCAAGACTACGTGATAGAATTGTAAATCAAGGCATGATGCCGTTGATTGAAACCAAGAAAATATATCAACTGTACGAGCAAGAACCTGCTGCTATAGGCGGTAAAGCCAAGGGTATTGAACACCTAGAAGACTATGTGTTCCGCCAAGGTACTGCTGGTGTGGATCGAGCATTAGCTATTGCGGATTCATTTTATGACAATTCCAAAACTGGATCAGTAAAGTGGGACGGTAAACCTGCTGTGGTATTTGGTCGCAAGCCTGACACTGGTGAGTTTGTGCTCACAGATGATGCAGGATTTACTGCTGCTGGATATGACGGATTGTTTACTAGTCAGGATGCTATTGCTGACGACATGGCCCGCCGAGATGCCAATGCAGCAGCCAAAGGTAATGCCGCCACTAGAGTTGCAACATTATTGCCAGTGTATCAGACCATATGGCCATATCTTGAAGCAGCTACCCCCACCAACTTTCGTGGTTTTGTCAAAGGTGATCTGTTATACACACAAACCCCGCCTGTGGAGGCTGGAAATTTAGTATTCCAACCCAACACAGTACAGTATCGTATTCCTGCTGGTAGCAAGCTAGGACAGCAAATTGCCAACAGCGATGTGGGTGTGGCAGTACATACCATGTATGAAGATGCAGGTGCGTCCAAACAACCACTCAGTCGAGTCAAGTTTAATCCTGTGCCAGGATTGTTGCTGATTGAACCTATCTACGCCAAACCTGTACCAAAGAACGATGCCATAGTCAAACAGATCAAAACACTGTTACGTCAGAATCGTGCAGTATTGGATACGTTGTTCAATCCCACTGAACTACGTGCTATGAAAATAACCGACTTGGCCAAATTAGCAGTGGATTATATTAACAAACGTGTGGATCCAAATCATGCTGCGTATACTGGTGATTTCGGTGATCTAGTTCCAGGATTTTTATCATGGTTACAACAAACTCAAACTCCGCAGAAAGTAAACAACATTGCACAATACCTGCGTAGCCCTACTTCGAATGAACAGGCCCTGGCTGCTGCATTCTTGTTGTTTGAACTATTGCATGATTTAAAACTAGATCTGTTGTCGCAGCTGGATATGCAAGTGCCCGGCAACGAAGGATGGGTATTTGCTACCCCTGCAGGCTATGGCAAAGCAGTGAATAGGTTTGATTTTACTGCTCGAAATAAAGCCAGAAACAATCCGCCAACTGAGTAATTTTTTGCCAAATTCATAAATAAGTGTAGGGCAAAAACCCACTAACTAGGAGATTTTAAAATGGCAGTATTTACAAGAGTAAACGGAACTACACAACCAGTATTCCACATGGACACCGCGAATGGTAACATTCAAGGTACAGCTAACATTGCAGCCACAGGCTCAGTTAACTTTCAAGGCCCTAAGCTGGACTTTTTCAGCTTGGTAGCGAATGGTTCTTTGACCACATCTGGCAACGTGAATGGCTACATCAACAACCTGATGCAAGCTATTCAGACTAAAGCCACTGTGGCCATGTATCAAGTCAGCCCAGCAGCATCTAATGTGTTGAACTTGGCTGTGTATCCTACAGGTGCTTACACCAACGTTACATTGCTGGCTACTGCTAATACCAGTGCTACTGTAGCTTCGGGCGGTCAGAACCTGGAATTGAGCTCATGCGCAGGTAATGCTGTGTTTGTCACAAGCGCAACCAACTTTGCTCCGACCTAATTTTAGGCAGCGGCAAAAATCAAGGCCCTGGTTTATTTCCGGGGCTTTTTTTTTGCCGTAAATACCATATGACATTCTCTTC